CAACGAACGGATCCCGGGGTATTGCAAGCGCCTCAAAGATGCACGCGAGAGCGAGCTCCAGCAAAAGGAGCTGACCGAGATGATCCGGGCCGGGGAGCTCCTCGGCATAGAGGAGATGGTCGACCGGATTTTTGCCATGATCGAAGGACAAAACGACCACGTCTTCAAGAATCGCGGCGAGGACACCGGAAAAACCCCGCGGCAGCTCTACAACGAGAGCGTCTCCCGGTACCCGGTCACGACCCTTTCGGAGGAGGTGCTCGAGTACATCTTCCTTCCCGTCCAGGCCGTAAACGGCAACGGCAAACCGCTCACCGTCAAGCGCAGCCAGGTTAAAATCAGGCACGAGTTTTTCAAGCGGACCCTCACCTATTATGGGCCGGAGCCCGCCGATTACGGCGGTACCGAGGTGTTCGTGCGGTATCATCCGTTCGATCCCGGCCGGGTATGGATCTTCAGCCGGGCCTCGGGGAGCTTGCTGTGCCGGGCCGAGGAGTGGGGAATGATCAACCCCAAGAATCGCGACCAGGTGGCCGCCAAAATTGAAATGCAAAACCGGCTGGTAAAGCAGATTTCGCAGAAATACCGGCTGTGGCTGCCGGAGAAAACACCGAAGACTCACGTGCCCAGGATCCACCCTCACGAGAGGGAGGCAAGGGAAGTGAGAGACCGGGAATCGAAGATCAGGGTTTTGCGGACCCAGCTGGAGGGAGCGCAGCTCCGGGCCGTTTCCGGCCCGGGATACCGGCCGTTAACCTTTAAGCCGGCGCCCCCGCCGGAAAAACCCAGGCCGATCATGAGGCTGACCATCAACGATCCGGTGCGGGACGAGGATGAATAAGGCGTTCAGGATCAAAAAAATACCTTAAGAGGAGGGGATTAAATGACTGTTGAACCGGCAGTAAAAGAAGATTTAAGCAAGGTTTACGACGAGAACCTGCACGACAGGTTTTGCCTTTGGAAAGACCAATCGGGGAGAAGCTTGAAGGGCATCGCCGGGATGATCAACCGATCCACGGCGGCCGTCAGCCAGTACGTCAACCGGATCTATGCCGGGAACGTGCAAGAGGTCGAGAAGGATATCAAGAATCTCCTGGAGCGCGAAGAGGACCTGCAGTTTGTCTCCGGCCCGAAGGAATTCGTCACGACGAATGCCTCCACGCTTATCTGGGAGGTACTCCAGTTTTGCGACCAGAAGCAAAAAATGGGCGCCGCCCTGGCGCCGTCGGGCACCGGGAAAACGGAGACGTGCAAGGAATATAAAAGGGTAAATCGCGCCACGGTATTCGTTACCGCCGACATCACCACGAAGACGCCGTCGCAGATTCTGCGCAGGGTCATCGAGCAGGTCGGCGGCGTGGGCCGGAAGAGCAGTGTCAGCGATTATCTCCAGGCGCTGATCGCGAGGCTCAAGGGCACGAACAGGCTCCTTATAATAGACGACGCCCATTTTTTGAGCTGGGAGGCCTTCGAGCTCGTCAGGAAGCTGCACGATTGCGCCTGTCTCGGCATCGTATATGTCGGCCAGGAGCGGCTCTATGAGCAGATGAAAGGGACGGAGGGCCGTGCGTACCTGTTCGATCAGATCTACAGCCGGATCGCGATGAAGCGGGACAAATTCAGGATATCCAAAAAAGACACGCGGGCCATCGCGGAGAGTCACTGCCCCGGCCTGGATGGGGAATGCATAGATTTTTTGGCCGCCCGCGCCAAAGGCCAGGGCCGGTACCGCTACGTTACCAACCTTCTGGACGTTGCGATGATGATCAACGAGCAATACGGCAACCCTCTCGGGCTCCCGCTTCTGATGGAGTCGGAAAAGTTTTTGATGGGCGATTAATCTTTGACGGGATCAACGGGGTTTGCGGGATGATGAGAGCGAAAAAACCGAAGAGCGAAATCAGAAACGTGTTGCTGGCCAAGGTGCATATCGCGAAAAAGGATTTGTGCCTGGACGATGTGCTCTACCGGGATATCCTGAAGACGGAATTCGGCGTGAATTCGGCGGCGGACTTGAGCAACAACGAACTGGAGCAGCTTGTTGTCCGCTTTGAAACCAGGGGCTGGCGGGTCAAAAGCGGCAGCAGGACCCAGGTGGAGGCGCTCAAGGAACGGATAGGCCAGGAGCTGGCGGGTTCGGAGCTCAACGGGCGCCGGCTCAGGGGCCTGGTGTTGAAGATTTGCAGGGTCGATGATTTGCGGTTTTGTCATGACGCCCGGCGGCTCAAACGGCTGCTGGCGGTGATAAGGAGGATCAACGATGGATAAGGTGGATAAGATTTCAAAGTCAGAGGCCAAGGGCCGCCTGCTGGCGATCCTGACGCGGCATATCGGGATCGAAAAGGCGATCGGCATGGGCGAGCTGTACTCCCGGGTGTACGACAAAGACTGGCGGCACCGGATCAACGACACCCGGGATCTGCGGCATGTCATAACCGAGCTGCGATACACTGGCGTGCTGATCGGGGAGACCAGGAGCCAGACAGGGGGCGGGTATTACCTGGCGCGAAGTGCCCACGAGCTCAAGCTCTTTTTCGACAGGCGCAAACACGAGGCGGTGAAAAAACTGGCCATGATCGCCAGTATGCAAAATATCGGGCTGCCCGAGCTCCTGGGCCAGATGCAGCTGAACCTGAGGGAGGGCACAGATGGAGAAGCTCTCGAACCTGAAGAATAGCGCGGACAGCCATCTCGCGCATATCGCTGCGTTCCTGGAGGAGCTGGCGCGGGTAGAGGCGGAGGCCGAGGGCGAGATCGCCGGGATACGCGAACGGCACGCGGCCTCGGTGGCACGCCTTACCGATGCGATCGCGGGCACCGAAAAAGAGCTGATCACCCTCATGCAAAAAAATAAGGCCAACTTGTTCGAGGACGCCGACCAGGTGAAGCTTGAAAACGGCATCCTCCTGTACGGCAGGGAACTGAAGGTGACCATACCGAAGGACGCTGTCGCCCGGATCGAGGCAGAGGGATGGGAAGACGGGCTTAAAAGATCCGTCAAGATCGACCGGGAGGTGATCGGCAAATGGCCGGCGGAGCGATTGGCGGTGATCGGGGCGATAAGAAAAGAGAAGGAGACGTACACCTACGAGCTGATAAAAAATGAGACGGCTGAAAGGAGTTAAGGCGAATGGAGCTGACGCTGAGCAAGCATTTCAGGGACAGGTGGCGGGAACATTTCGGGTGCGAGCCGCCCTCCCCTGCCCGGATAGTGACGATGCTCGACCAGGCCGTGTGGCTGCAAAAGGGCCGGCTGCTCATGGAGCCGGACGGCACGCAATATAAACTGCTGTCTACCTACTGGCACGCCGGCATGGGCGTGGTGATCAAGGTGGACAGGCTGTCAAACCCGCCCCAGGCGGTGACCCTGATAACGGGGAGATCGAGGGGGAAAAGAAGGGGAAAAGCATGAAAAATAAGCTGATCGATTTGAACAATCATCTCTTTGCGGAGGTGGAGCGGTTGTCGGATGAAGACCTGAAAGGCGAGGCGCTGCAGGAGGAGATCTGCCGCGCCAAAAGCGTGAGCAACGTGGCCGCTCAGATTATTAACAACGCGAGTCTCGCGTTGAAGGCCCAGATAGCCATAAACGACGGGCTCATCGACTCGGCCCCGCAAATGCTGGGGATTGGATCGGGTGTTAAAGACGATGAGTAGATTCATCTACACCGATGAGCACCTTGAATTCCTGCGGGATGGATATCTCACCATGAACACCCGGAGCCTTGCCCGGGCGTTCAACGACCGGTTCGGCATGGAGAAAACCGAAGAAGCGATCGGCAGTGCTTTGCGCAAGAATGCGATCAGATGCGGCCGGGCGCATAAGGACAGGCTGATAAACCGGGAACGTCTTTTTACCGCTGGGCAGGCGCAGTTCATTCGCGGCCAGTACAAAGGCAGGAGCATGGCAGAGATGACCGCTTTATTCAACAGGCGCTTCGGGACCGGCATGACGGTGAAACAAATTAGAACGTTTGTGCACAACCGGGGCATCAAATCCGGGCGGACGGGGCACTTTCCCAGGGGCCACAGGCCCTGGAACGCGGGCACAAAGGGCCTGACCGGCCCGAATAAAACCAGCTTCAAAAAAGGGAATGCGCCTCCGAACCGCAAGCCGATCGGGGCGGAGCGGATCGGTTCAAAAGAGGGGTTTATTTTGATGAAAGTACCGGAGCCCGATCCGTATACCGGATTCCCGACCCGGTATAAGCACAAGCACGTATATCTGTGGGAGCAGGCGCACGGCCCGGTGCCGGAGGGCATGGTCGTGGCGTTTGTCGACGGGGACAAAACCCGGTGCGACCTGGATAACCTGATGCTCATCTCCAGGGCCGAGCTCCTGAATCTGAACCGGCACGGGTATGGAGATACGCCGGACAGTCTCAAGCCAAGCGTGCTGGCGTTGTCGACGCTGGAGGTTAGGACCTGGAAGAGGGAGAAGGCCGGAAGGCTAGAAAGCATGGAAGCAGTAAGCATAGAACCGCACAACCTTGCCAGCATGATGGACCGGGCCAAGCTCCTGGCCGGGCCGGGGTATTTTACGTGCGAGCGCACGCACACGCGCATGAAAAAAATAGCCTGCATGGATCGGCAGCGGCCATATGTTGCGCACGGCAATACCTATGAACCGCCGCCCGAGTGCAGGGATTGCCCGCAGGGGCAGGAGATTACGGCTCTATTAAAAGGGGAGGATCGAATGGAAGAACAAAAAACAGTTGCAGTCAAGATGTGCGATGAGCCGGGCTGCATGAAGCCGGCCAAAATAAAAGGCAAATGTAAGCGGCACTATCAAAAGACGTATTTCGGTAAGGCATATTACGCGAAACGGGCATTGAGGCGGCGGGGAAAAAAGCTGCAAAAAGCGACGGGCGTGAAGGATTTGAGGGAAGATACAAAAGATACAAAAGATATCACCGGCGGAAAAGTCACGCGACCCGGGCCGTGGCCTGAGCCGCCTGAGGAAGAGATTCGGGACAACGGTCCGGCCCTCACGCTGCAATTTGATCAACATCCGGATCTTTATGAGAAGCTCGAAACGAAGGCCGCCGCCGAGCTCCGCACACCGGAGCTGCAGGCGCTCTATTTCATCCGGGAGGCATTGCAAAGCCATGACCAATAAAGGCAACTCGTTCTGGTGTGCGGGGTGGCACCAGCAGGTCTACGAGCGGCTCTGTATGCACCGGTATATCAAGGGGCTGAAGAAGTGTGAGGGGTGCGGGAAGGGCAAAGAGCTGATCGAGGAAGAAGTGAAGAGCCTGAGGCAAGAAGCTGGAATGCTGGGAGGGCAAACCACATGACAACGAAAATCGAGTGGTGCGAGGAGACGTGGAATCCAATTACTGGCTGTTCTCCGGTTTCCGAAGGCTGCGAGCATTGCTATGCCCGACGCATGGCCCAGCGCCTTAAAGGTCGTTATGGCTACCCGGAGGACGATCCGTTCAGGGTAACGTTTCATCCGGACCGACTTGAACAGCCGTTGAAATGGAAAAAGCCCCGGATGATCTTTGTCTGTTCAATGGGGGACTTATTCCATCCAGACGTTGATTGGCTAACAATCGATAACGTCCTTAACACTTGTTGGCGAGCAACAAGACACACATTCCTAGTACTCACCAAACGCATAGAGGCCGCGTGGTATTATTTTCGATCACCAATATTTTTAACGCCAGACCATTGGAGGCGTGAATTCTTAGATCGAGGAAATATTTGGCTCGGAGTCACCGCCGAAAATCAGCAACGAGCAGACGAGCGCATTCCCATTCTCTTACAGATCCCGGCTGCTAAACATTTTGTGAGCATAGAACCGATGTTGGGACCGGTTCAAATAAGGGGAAATTATCATTTAGGAGAACAGACGATTGGGTCATGGCCACAAGGACTCGATTGGGTAATCCTCGGCGGTGAATCCGGCCCCGGTGCCCGGCCCATGCACCCGGACTGGGCGCGGTCGGTTCGGGATCAATGCCAGGCGGCGGGAGTGCCGTTTTTCTTTAAGCAATGGGGGGAATGGAAACCTTATTCAAAACGGTTGGGCGGCGGCATATTTATCAAACCAGACGGAACAAAAACCTGTCAAGGCGAATATTGGGACGGCCAAGCAGCAGCAATGAATCGTCTCGGCAAAAAAGCCGCTGGCCGTCTACTCGATGGCCGGGAATGGAATGAGAGGCCAGAAACGGAGTAATCGATGCAATATCTATTCAGCGGGATCAACAGCGTCTGGTGGTGGCTGGGCTTGTACATTCTCGCCGGCCTGGTCGCCTTATTCGTGTATGTGATGTGTAATCTCGTCAAACAGGAGATCCGATGGTGGAGAAAGAAGAGGGATTATGAAAAATACGTCAACGAAAAATGACGACAAAACGCGCATCATGATGCGGGCGGCTGCCCTGTGCATGGAAGGGCCGTACACGAGGCGATGGCGGATCCGGGCGGAGCTGCTGCCGATCGCCTGCTTCGTGCTCGGCGTGATCCTGGGGTTGCTGTTGTAATTGTCGATTTTCAATTGAAAATTTTCAATTGGAGACCTGTACAGGGAGTGAGCAATGCAATTGATCTGTCCGAAATGCGGAAGCCGGTTTGTTCTGGAACAGGCCGTAAATGAATTGGAACAAACGGAAACACACGATATTGCAGCAAAACTAGGAGTGCACTGGCGCGTCGTATACGAGTATTCCGACTGTTTCAGACAGTCCGAATTCGGCAATGTTCCATTACCGAAGCGCCTCAGAATTTTCAAAAATGTTGCCCGGCTCCTGGAAATGTCCACGTTCAAACATAGGGGCAAGCAGTACCGCACGTCGCAGCCGGAGATAATCCGGGCGATGACCGACACCTGCAATATGCAGAAATGGGGCTTCACGAACCACAAGTATCTGTTTGCGATCCTTTCCAAGGCCGGGGAGCGGCTGAGTGCGGAGGGGATGACGGCCCGGGAAGAAGAGGAAAGGGAGCAGGGGAGAAGGGGGGCAGGTGGGCAGGACAGGAAAGATGAGATCCGGCTGGAGGAGGCGATCAAAAAACATCCCCAGCTCAAGCAGGCATTTGATAAATATGGCAAGGGCTAATTCCATGTATGCTGCTGTTAGCCCTTTGGAGAAAAGATGAAAGGTAATTGTGATTTTTGTGGCGGCGAATTAAAAGCTCCATGTTGGATTCGTAGAGTTAGGCCGATGTCTCCCTTTCATCTCAATCCTGGGGGACTGTATCGCTATTGTAGCCAAGATTGTTATGATAAAAGCATAAGGGCTAACAAGCTCCATCCACTCGACCCCTAAAAAACGGGGCGTGTGATGTCGAGCGATAGGTGACTTATGGCAAAAAAAGCTATGATCAAAGATTAAAAGAACGTTGGTTCCGCCGACAAAACAAAGATAGATTAGATGCTAAACGGCGTCTGGATGAATTCACAAAATATCACAATTCTTTTATGGCGGCGGGTAGGATCATAAATGCATTTTTTTACCGTCACCTATCAAGCAAATCCATCCGACCCGATAAGACGGGCGGCTGATAACGGCGTTAACAGGAAGAACGGAGTCGATGTTATGTTCATTGATCAAGTGCGAGAAATCGGGTTTGAATTGAATGAGTCAAAGATTACGGATGCGAAGGTTTTCCGCGTATATGAAAGCCTATCGAATTTTTGGGATGGGAATAAAAGGCTTGGCAGCAGCCTAATTAATGACGGCGATAAAAAGGGTAAATTCCTTTGTGCATCATATATGCCAAGTGAAAATTCTTGTCTATCTTTCAACGATGCCGTTTTGTGGGTATTAGAAAATAAGTTTGAAGATTCCACCTCTGATCGTTTGCTCCTTTACCGTATGTTTTGGAAATCTTTCATGGAGTATGAGGACGGTCCTGCTTTAAATAAAATGTCAGCCGCAATAATCAAAAAAACCACAGAGGGCTTTGTTCTGATACCAGGCGCTGTATTTGAGCCTCGTAAGTTTCGGAGCGACTTCAGGCGGCCAAGGGGTGAAATTGAGGTGGGCATCTTAGTCCAAGGCTCGGTTATTATTAACACATTCTTAACCCTACTGTCCTGCAAAAACGTAAGGGCAAGAAAAAATATCCCGGATATAAAAGCCCAAAGGAAACGGAACAAAAAAAACAAACTTCCTCTGGTATCCTGGTACACCCTGGAACTACAGGGGTTTAGTACAAACGGATCTCAACCGGCCCAGGGCCTCTGGACCAACCGCCTACATTTTTGTCGAGGCCATATCCGAGAATATGGTCCGCCCGGACTGTTCGGAAGATATGTCGGTCGATTTTGGATCACGCCGCATTTCCGAGGCAAGAGTTCTAAAGGGGAGATTTACAAGGATTATGATATTTCAAAAATCAGCTTATCTGCTAACCAGGAGATACGTGGATAAAGACCGCTAAAAAAATTGCTTGACATGTTGCAGCAACGCCTGTAGCGTGTAAAATACAATTAAAAAGTTATCCGCTGCAGAACAGAGTGGCGGATCAGGGGTTGACGGAGCCCGACTCAGAGTCCCGTCCCGCTGAAAGCGGGATCGTGGCATAACGGCTAACCAAAGCCCGGCATTTTTCGATTTTCAATCGAAGGTCGAATTGTCGGGCTTTTTTTATTGCGGGAACAGGATGCCGGAAAAAGGCGAAGACGCGCAGGCGACGGAGCGGATTATCGTTGAGCCGCGGGGGCAAACGGGCTGTGTGTATCTTATGAATCTGCCTCTTATCAAGAACGGGCGGGTAATTGCGGATCCGTGGCCGGTACCGGCATGGGTGAGTTTTAATTAGTTTACCGTTCACCGTTCACCGTTTATCCCGCCTCTGGCGGGAATAACAAGAACGGGGAACCGGGGAGATGGAGTAATGATTACATGGGATCAGATCCGTCATTTCGTCTCTAAGGAGTTTGATGATTCCCGCCATCCCGGAAGCGGCGAACAGATCGACATGCGCCTCGTCTTGAACCTCGACTATCTATGGGAGAGGGTCTACATCATATCCGACAAGAAGCCTGTCATTATCATCACGCAAGCAGTGGATCTTTACGGCGAGCACGGGCATGCCGATAGCAGCTACCATCTGGAAAAACAGGGCTGCCAGGCCGCCGATTTTATCATTCTCACCGATCTTGACCCCCGGATACAATACCAGCTGGTCGAACGCCAGGGCTTTGGCGGCATCGGGATATATTACGACTGGCAGTATAAAGGCAGGCCTGTCTCGATCGGATTTCATACAGACCTTCGTCCGGCTCAACTGATCCAGAGATGGAGGCGGGTGAACGGCGAATATTTTTACCTGTTGGGGAGGTAATCATGGGCGCATTCAGCACGATAGCGGACGGGATCAAGGCGATTGCTCCTACAGTCGCGAACCTTATTCTGCCCGGCTCAGGGACGCTTTTGGGAGGGCTCATGAGGGCGGTGACAGGGGACAGTGAGTCGGACATCGAAGCTGTGGCCGCCAAAATAGAGGCGGACCCGAAACTCTATGTGGAGCTGCAGACCAGGGCGATGGAACAAGAGGTAAGCCTGGCACAGATCGAGGCCGCCAAACTCGCAACCGTGAATGCCACCATGCAGGCGGAATCGAAAAGCGAACGGTGGCCGCAGTACTCCTGGAGGCCGGCTAACGGTTTTGCCTATCCCCTGGCAGTGATTCTTATCTATTTCCTCCTTCCCCTGCTCGGCAAGGCGGTGCCGGACGTGCCTCAATGGATCTGGGTGGGCTGGCTTTCCATCCTGGGCGTGGCCGTCTGGGACAGGGGAAAAGAAAAAAGGGCACAGGCGGGAGAGCATAAGCCCGGTTTGATCGAGGGGGCTATCAGTGCAATTCAGGGAGGCAAATCATGACCGCGCAGATCGCCCTGGTAATCGTGGGATGCGTGTTCTCGGCGCTGCTGACATTGGCGGTGATTTACTTAAAGGACATAAAAAGCAGCATACTCAGGCAGGGCAATCGCCACGATAAACTGCGCCAGGAGCTGGCGGACCTCAAGGAGGCGCTGCCGAAAGATTACGTCCGCCGCGAGGACTGGATCATGAGTTTCGGCAAGATCGAGCAGAAAATAGACGCGATATGGGAGTTTGTGCATCAACCTATAGGGCGGGGAGGCTTGTGATGGACCTGGAGAAAAAACGCATAGAGGTATTGCGCTGGAGGATACTGCAGACCCTGAACGTGGGGCGGCCCTATCCCGTGTCGGAAGAGGTGATCATGGCCACGGTGGGCGGCGAGGACATGCCTGTCACTCCCAGGGAGCTGAGACGGGAGATGGATTACCTGGAGGACCGCAAGCTCATAGTGATCAGCGGCAAGGACACCGCCTTCTGGAGCGCGGACCTGACCCATCACGGGGTCGACGTGGCGGAGTATACCGTCGAGTGCCTGCCCGGGATCGCCCGCCCGGCGAAGTACTGGTAGGGGGTTGATCATGCAGCGATCGAGCGTGGAACTGCTGCCCGATGAGGTGCGCCGGGACCTGGAGAAAAAACTGATCCAGGGCGGGTTTGCCGGGTACGAGGCGCTGGCGGATTGGCTGGGCGAACAGGGATACGAGATCTCGAAATCCAGCGTGCACCGGTATGGCAGGAAATTCGAGGACAGGCTGCGGGCCCTGAAGGTGGCCACGGACCAGGCCAAGGCCATTGCGGAGGCCTCGGAGGATGACGCGGGCGCCATGAACGACGCGATAATACGACTTGTGCAGACCAAAGCGTTCGAGGTGCTGGTGGAGCTGGACGTGGACGACAAGAGCCTCCCCAGGATCGGCCAGATGGTCGCCAAGCTGGCGCAGGCCGCGGTGAGGCAGAAAAAGTGGCAGACGGAGATGGAGACCGCGGCGAGGAAGCGGGCGCTCGAGGACGCGGCAAACGCCATTGAGAGTGCCGCCTCCGAGCAGGGCCTGAGCAGTGATCAGGCTGAATTCTGGCGCAAAAAGGTATTGGGAGTTGCGTAATGACCGACCGGCCCGGGGATATCGAGCGCATACTAAGCTGGGATGAATTGCCTCCCAGCGTGCGGGAGATCCCGGAGGGATACGACCCCCTGGCTGAAGGTGTGCTGATGAAACACCAGGCCGGGTGGATCAAGCAGATCCACGCGTATCCCCTCAATATCGCAGAAAAGGGACGGCGCACGGGCATCACCTTTGCCACGGCCCTGGACGATACGATCACGGCGTCGAGTAAAAAGAAGGCGGGCGGGGATAACATCTATTACATCGGCGACACCAGGGAAAAAGGGCTCGAGTATATAGGCTACTGCGCCCACATGGCCAGGATCATGGCGGCGGCTATGGCGGACGGATGGCAGGGTATCGAGGTATTCCTGTTCGAGGACCAGCAGCCGGACGGATCATCGAAGCACATTACCAGTTACCGGATCAGGTTCGCATCGCGTTTTCAGATAGTGGCCTTATCATCCAGGCCGGCGAGCATCCGGGGACTGCAGGGCAAGGTCAACATCGACGAGGCGGCGTTTCACCTTAACGTGCAGGCCGTGATCGATTCCACCCTGGCCCTGATCATATGGGGCGGGGACATCCGCATCATAAGCACGCACAACGGCGACAAGAACCCGTTCAACCAGCTCATCCACGACACGAGGGCGGGACTGTTCGCGTTTAAGATATTCAGGGTGACATTCGACGATGCCGTTAAAAACGGGCTGTACGAGCGGGTCTGCATGGTCAAGGGATGGACCCCGACGCCGGAAGGGAAAAAGGAATGGTACCAGCGGGTGCGCGGGGCATACGGTGCCAACAAGGCGGCCATGAAAGAGGAGCTGGACGCTATCCCCAGGGAAGGATCTGGGGTGGCCATCCCCGGCATCCTGATCGAGGCGTGCATGAAAGAGGTGAGGCCGATCGTACGCCTCGCCCTGGACAATAACTTCGCCCTCAAGGGGGAGGACTACAGAAAATCATGGTGCGAGGAGTGGATCCGGATCCACCTCGCGCCTCTCATGAAAGGGCTGGATAAAACGCTCGATCACGTTTTCGGGCAGGACTTTGCGCGGTACGGTAATTTTTCCGTTATCGGCCCCCTGGAGATCTTGAAAAACCTGGTGCGGAAATGCCCCTTCCTGGTGGAGATGCACAATGTGCCGTCGCGTCAACAGGAGCAGGTGCTCTGGTACATGATCGACAACTTCCCGAGATTCCGGGGCGGTGCGATGGATGCGACCGGGCCGGGGCTGACGTTTGCGGAATACACGGCGGACAGGTACGGCCGGCCGTTGATCGAGGAGATAACCCTGAACGATGCCTGGTACAGGGAACATATGCTGCCGTTCCAGGACAGCTTCGAAGACCAGACCATCGACCTGCCGCGCGACGCGGACATAAAAAACGACCTCCGCGCGCTCGAGCTGATCGACGGCATCATCAAGCTGCCCAGGCTGACGGTCAGCGATACGAAAAACCCGAAATTCATGCGGCATGGAGACGCGGCGATCGCGCTCGCACTGGGACATTATAAATCGATAAACATGGGCGGCGGGCCTGTGGAATACAAAACCATATCGAAGCGCCGGTTCGGCGGCGTCAAGGGGACGTGGTGAAAGAAGCTGTCAGCTGTCAGCCCTTCGACTTCGCTCAGGGCTAAAGTGCGGAGCACTATATGATACTGGACCAGTTCGGACGGGAAATCAAGACGATGAAGGTGCCGGAGCGGCGGCCCCTGGCGGCGGCGCCGGTCCTGGATTCGTGGCGGGAGTACGTGAGCGCGGGCCTGACCCCGCGGCGGCTGACGACCCTGCTCAAAGAGGCGGACTCCGGGAACGTGCAGAGACAGGCCGAGCTGTTCGACCAGATGGAGGAAAAGGACGCTCACCTCCTGGGGGAGGCGGAGAAGCGGAGAAACGCCATACTGGATGTGGAGTTCCGGGTTTCGCCGGCCTCGGAGGACAGCCGGGACGTGAAGACGGCGGAGTTCGTGCAGGAGTACTTCGACAATTTCACGGACTGGGACGATACCCTGGTCTCGCTCCAGGACAGCGTCGGAAAGGGGTTCTCGGCCCTGGAGATCCACTGGGACGTGTCGTCCGGCCAGGCCATGCCGAGGGACCTGGAATTCATCGAGCAGAAACGGTTTCTGTTCACCGATCCGGCCGGGTACCTGCGCAAATATCCCCGCCTGCTCTCGGACGCCAACATGATGGGCGAGGAGATCCCGGCGTGGAAGATCCTCTTCCACCGCTACGGGGGCAAGGCGGGCCACGCGGCGCGGTCCGGTATTTACCGGGTGTGCGCGTGGATGTTCCTTTTCCGCAATTACGCGCTCAAGGACTGGATGGCGTTCCTGGAGGTGTTCGGGATGCCCCTCAGGCTTGGGAAATATGACCCCGGCGCGGGCCCGGAAGACAAGGACGCCCTGATCACGGCCATACAATCCCTGGGCTCGGACGCGGCCGGGATCATCTCCAAGAATACGGAGATCGAATTCGTCGAGGCGGTCAAGCACGGGGCCGGGGGGAACAACCCGTACGAGACGATGGCCGTGTACTGCGGGAAGGAAATATCCAAGGCCCTGCTGGGCCAGACCCTGACCGCGGACGTGGGCGACGTGGGCTCCTACGCGGCTGCCAGGACCCACAACGAGGTGCGCATCGACCTGGCCAAGGCGGATACGCGCACCGTGGGAGCGACCGTCAGGTACCAGCTTATACGGCCGATGGTGGGATTTAACTTCGGGTGGGACACGCCGGTACCCGGATACGCCGCGATCTGGAACGAGCGCGAGGACCTCAAGAGCCTGAGCGAGGTATACAAAAATGTGATCCAGTTCGGCCAGCCGGTTTCCGCCGAGCACGTGAGCGAGCGGTTCGGGATCCCGCTGCCGGAGGAGGACCAGACGATTTTGCAGCCCGTGAGTTCCGCCCCGATGGCCATGAAGCGTTTAAATCCGGCCCAGGCTGCGAGAACCGGGGCAAAAACGTCTAATCATACGCGGCTCGCGGCAAAAGACGACCCAGGGCCTGTTTTTGACGCGGAGCAGCAGGAACTGGAGGAGCTCGCGGACGATTCCCTGGGTCTCGCGGCCGCGGCATGGAAAGGGATAGACGGCCCGGTCCGGAAGCTGATCGAATCCAGCTCGTCCCTGGAGGAATTGCGGGACAGGATATTCGATATCTACGCGGACCTGGATCCGGCGGACCTGGAAAAGGTGGTACGCGACGCCCTGGTCACCGCGGCACTGGCAGGCGCGGCGGACGCGGCGAAGGGAAGGAAAAAATTGAAAATTGACAATTGAAAATTGAAAATTGTCAAAGGAGGGAGACATGAGACCATTATTTTACGCATTCGTGGGGTTTTGCCTCATGGCGCTTTTGCTGCCGGCACTCGCTTTCGGCAATCCGTTCCTGGTCTGCGATCCGCAGGCGGGAGTAACGGAATACGTAGTGGAGACCAACGGCGCAGAGAGCGCCGCGTTTACGGCCGAGCCGGACGGATCCATGAAATACGACCTGGCCGGGCTTCCCCAGGGATCGTACACGGTCAGGGCCAAGGCGGGCAATATATGGGGGTGGTCGGGATACTCGGACCCTTTCGATTTCAACAAGGCGGTTCCGGGGACACCCACCGGCCTCCGTGTTTCATCGGGGCCATAAGGCAGGAGTAAAGGTGGATCTGACGCTACGCATCGCGGACGAGGAGACGGTCATCAAGGCCCTGGATGAACTGGGCGACAGGGCGCGGGATCTCACGCAGCCCCTGGCGGATTTCGGCGAGCGCCTGGTCAGGAAGATATCGAAGCGCCTGTCCGGCCCGGCGCTCAAGGAGAGGACGGGCAGGCTCAAGGGCAGCCTGGCCCACGAGGAGACAGCCGGCACGGCGGAGATCTCCGCGGGAGGGGGCCCGGGCGAGGTGGATTACGCGGCGATACACCAGTACGGCGGGACGATCAGGCCGAAAAAAAAGAAGTTCCTGACCATCCCGTTTCCCGGCGGGCCCGCGGATAAGCGCGTGCCGCTGCGGGCCGCGGATTTTGAAGATACCTTCGTGGCAAAGGGGATCATCTTTCAGAAGAGGGGCGAGGATATCGTGCCGCTTTTTATACTCAAAAAATCCGTAGTGATCCCGGCGACGCCGTACATGTACCTGGAGGACTCGGACGAGCGGTATCTCGACGAATCGATAGCCGATTTTATCGCGGGGGCGTGGGCATGAAAGGGATGCCGTTTGCAGAGGCGGTGGAATTTTTCCGGAAGAAGACGGCCATGCCCGGACCGGAGTTCGAGACCCTGGCGGCGGAAGTGGGTGACTATGCAAACAGCCTGGCCTTTACGGTGTCGCGCATCGGCTCTGCCGACCTGCTGCAGGACCTGCACGGCGAGGTCCTGAAGGCCATCGAGGAGGGCGGGACGTTCTGGGACTTCCGCGAGGGGATCGACGAGATCATGGCCCGGCGGGGCTGGGCAGGCATGACGCCCTACCGGCTGGACAACATCTTCAGGACGAACGTGCAGGGCGCCTATAACGTAGGCAGGCACAAGCAGATGAAGGGCGTAGCGGCGAGAAGGCCGTACTGGGAATATGACGCGGTGAACGACACGCACACGCGCCCGAGCCACCTGGCCCATGACGGCAAGATCTATCACCACGAGCACCCGTTCTGGAATACGTGGTATCCGCTGAACGGGTACAGGTGAAGGTGCCGCGTGAACAGCATCTCCCGTGAGGAGATGGAGGAGGAGGGGCTCACAGAGGAGAAGCGGGGCACGGATCTGAAGCCGGACGAGGGATTCCGGTACAACCCTGCGGTGCGGAAATGGCGGCCGGACCCGGGAAAATACGACCCGCGGCTGCGCGATCGCATGGAGGAAGCGATATGGGATTGAAACTTTTATATGTACTCAAGAGCATCGAGGGCGCCCCGGGAGAATTCCAGCTCTTTCCGTACGGGAAGATCGGGATCGAGGGCGAGGCCGATGCGTTTGTGGACGGCGAATCGATGGACGCCATTATCGCCGATTTCGAGCGCCGGGGAAACGACATGGTCATCGATTACGAACATCAGACCCTCCAGGGCGTCGAGGCCCCGGCCGCGGGATGGGTCAAGCGGCTCATCAACCGCGGCACCGAAGGGCTCTGGGTGATCGTGGAGTGGACCAGGCAGGCAAAGGAATACCTGGAGAACCGGGAGTACCGCTATTTCTCGCCGGTGTTCTGGGTCTCCGACAAGGGGCGGAAGATCGTCAAGATCGAGAACGTGGCCCTGACCAATTATCCGCGCATCAACAACCTGCGGCCGATCATGGCCAAGATGAGCCTGGAGGAGGAGCGGCAGGCCAGGGAGGACCGCTCCAAAAAATACAAGATCGGCATCAAGGAAGGCGGGCACGTGACGAAGCCGGGCGAGTGGGAAAGCGTGCCCGACGACGAGTGGCTGGACCCGGTGAATTACCGCTACCCCTGCCCGGACGCGGCCCAGACGCGGGCGGCTGCGGGCTACTGGGGCCGGGAGGATAACCAGGCCCAATACAACCTCGAGGAGCGCTCGATCATCAACGGGCGATTGGATAGGTTCCGTAAAAAATTCAACATCGGTGAATACCGAAAGGAGGAAAGCAAGATGGAATTTTTAAAAAAACTTATAGCAAAACTCGGACTCAAGGCCGAGGCTACAGAGGACCAGGTTATTGAGGCAATGGATGCTATGCTTACCAAGAACAAGGACCTGGAAAAGCAGGTCGCGGAAAAGCCGAAAGAGGTCGTGGCCAAGGAGGTAATCGAGGCCCTGGATCTGAAGGAGACGGACGGCGTCTCGACCGTGGTGGCGTCCATCCACGCGCTCAAGCAAACCGGCAAGGGAACGGTATCCAGGGAGGAATTCGAAAAGATACAGAAGGATCTCTGCAAGCGGGACGCGGACGAGGTCACGGCCAAGGCTATGGCCGAGGGCAAGATCACGCCGGATCAGAAAGACTGGGCCGCACAGTACGCGGAGCGGGACCTGGAAGGGTTCAAGACCTTCGTGGCCAAGGCCCCGGTGGTAGTGCCGGTGAAAGACCTGGCCAGAAAGGAGGTCAAGGCGGACGACGTGATCGCGAACGAGGCGGTCCTCAACGTGGCCAAGATGTTCGGCAATACGCCGGAGGATATCAAGAAGTACGGGGGATTGAACTAAGAGGTTCACCGTTCACCGTTAACCGTTCACCGACGGACAACGGACAACAGTAAATAGACAATGGAGGTTATGACATGACAGCATTAACGCAAGACAAAGAACTGCAGTACACCGAGGGGGTGGAGCTGCCCTTCGAGCTGTACCGGGCGGTCGAGATCTTCGGCGGCAGCTTCGTGTGCGTCCGGGCCGACGGCTACGCCATACCCGGCGACGACGCCACGGGACTTCTATTCATGGGCGTGGCGACCCAGCACGTAGATAATGCCGGCGGCGACGACGGCGACAAGTCCGTGGTCCTGCGCAGGCGGGGCCTGGTCAAGGCCATCGTGGACAACACCATCACCATCGCCAACGTGGGAGACAGCGTCTACCTGGTGGACGACCAGACCGTGGACGTGGTGGGCAACACAACGTATGACATTTTCGCGGGCATCATCGCCGGTTTTATCGACGGCACCCACGCCTGGATCGACATCGAGCCGGCCATACGCCAGTCCGACGCGGCTGCCCATATCGCCGACGGCAGCGCTGCCCATGCGGCCTCGGCCATCAGCATCGACGACGCGGGCACCTTCACCGCCCAGGAAGAGGTGGAGGCGGCCCTCCAGGAGATCTACCAGCATCTGCTCACGGCCCATGCATCGATCCTGGTGCCCCTTACGGCCCTTACCCAGGAAGACGGCACCGTGCTGGCCAAGCTGAACAGCACTGCGTCAGGATATGAGCAGCTGTCCGACAAGGAAGTGGTGATCGACATCCCGGTCAACGCAACCATAGAAGCGTTTCAATTCACGGTGCCGGTTCCACTTGATCTGGACGACGGCGAGGATATCACGGTCCACGTGCTGGCTGGCAAGAGCGCGAACAACGATGCGCTCACGCTCGACTGCGAGGTTTTTCCGTGTGCAGCCGGGGATACGGCGAATGCGGACATCCAGAACACCGAAGCGGTGACAATTACACAGGCGGCATCGGAGCTGGTTTTCACCTGCGGCGCTAACGGGGTTCTTGCAGCGCCGGGCACCCTGACCGTGGTGCTCACTCTGGGCGACACAAATGACGGCGACGCGGTCTATATCTACGGCGTCTGGGTAGAGTACACAAGGGCGCTGCTGGCAGCGTAAACACTAGAGATGTTCACCGTTGACCGTTGTGCGTTTTCGGACGGGCAGCGGGCGGCGGTGAACGGACAACGGACAACGGATAATCTTTCGGCGGAGCTCAAGACCGTGAGCCTGTCGAACGGCGGTCAACGGACAACGTTTAATAAAAGGAGGACTGAACCATGATAGTCAACAGAGACAATTTAACAGCGGTTTTCATCAACCTGAAAACCACCTTCAACAAGGCGTTCGACGAGGCCCCGAGCCTGTGGCAACAGACCACCATGCTCGTGCCGAGCGGTTCCGGCCAGAACGATTACGCCTGGCTGAGCCGGTTCCCCAAGATGAGGAAATGGCTCGGGGACAAGGTGCTCAAGGCCCTGGCCGCGTTCAAGTACACGGTCGTGAATGAGGACTGGGAGGCCACGGTCGAGGTGGACCGGAACGACATCCAGGACGATAATGTGGGCATGTACGAGCCCCAGGCCAGGGATGCGGGATTTTCCGCCAGGCAGTTACCCGACGAGATCGACGCGGACCTGAAGAACAATGCGTTCGCGAGTGATTGCTACGACGGGCAGTATTTCTACGACGACGATCACAGTGTGGCAGGGTCCAGCGCGAGCAACCTGGGTACCGCGGCACTTTCCGCTGCCACGACGGCAGCGGCAGCCGCCAGTTACGGAGCGGCCAGGCTGGCCATTATGAGCTTTACCGATGACGAGGGCAGGCCCCTGGCACTGATCCCGGACCTGATCGAGGTGCCCCCGGCCCTGGAGGCCACGGGCAAGCTGCTCCTGGAGAACGACAAGCTGACCGACGAATCGCCGAATCCGTATAAGGGCACCGCGAAGCTGCTCGTCAACCCCAGGCTCACCAGCTCCACCGCGTGGTTCCTGCACGTCACGAACCGACCCCTCAAGCCCTTCATTTATCAAGAGCGCCAGGCACCGGTTTTCGTGGAGCAGACCACCCAGGAATCCGACAGCGTATTCATGCGGAAGAAATTCCGGTTCGGCGCGGAGGCCAGGGCGGCCGGAGGATACGGACTCTGGCAGATGAGCTACGGCAGCACGGGAGGGGGATAAATAGCAAGGAAGCATTCAGCGATCAGCGATCAGCTAAACATTAAACACTGAATGCTGACCGCTGACCGCTATTCGCTAACCGACAAAGGAGGTTATTATTATGATCCGGATAACGAGCAAAAGGCATAACTTCCGGCGCTGCAGGATCGCCCATCCGAAAGGGCCGACCGAGTACCCGGACGATAGATTCACTCCGGCAGAAATGAAAGTTTTACAGGCGGAGCCAATGCTGACGGTGGAGATCGTTAAGAACCGAGAGAAGACCGAAGTCAAGGGCGAAGAGCAGGCCGATCCGGGAGAGCAGATTGAAGGCACGGAGGAAGAGCCTTTCGACTTCGCTCAAGGCCCTGAGCCTGTCGAAGGGCGGCCGGACCTGACGGTGCGGGAGATAAAAGAGCGGCTGGAAGAGATGGGAGTCGAATTTTCGCCCAAGGCCAAAAAAGAAGAGCTGCAAAAGATGCTCGCGGAAAAGATGAGCGAGAGGGTGGTACCGGAATAACATGGCCTATTGCGCGCAAGACGAGACGCATAACGACATCCTGGACCAGCTGGACGAGAACGTCCTTATCCAATTGACGGATGACGCGGGAACAGGCGCGGTGGATTACGACAAGGTGATCAAGGCGATCGAGGACGCGGATGCCACCATAGACGCCTACTGCCAGGGCAGGTACACGATTCCTCTTTCGCCGGTGCCGGACAAGATCCGCCAGGTCAGCGTGGATATCGCCATCTATAATCTCTTCTCCAGGCGCTGGGACACCGCGCCCGAGGTGCGCAAGGACAGGCACAAGGAGGCGATCCGGTTCCTGGAGAAGGTCGGGGAAGGCAAGATCAGGCTGGGCGCTGCAACGCCGGCGCCGTCCAACACGCCGGATACGGTCAGTATTTCGTCGAACAAGAGGATCTTCGATCGCGACAAGATGAGGGGGTTTTAATGAGAGCTGAGAGCTGATAGCTGATAGCTGATAGCTGACCGCTGACAGCTGACCGACCAAAGGGAGGTCACATGCACGAGTTCGAGGAGCTGGAGGAGGTTATTCTCGCCGCGCTCGCCCCGCTGAAAGACCAGGGTGTCAAGACCCTGGAGCTTTACGCGGGCCAGGCCGAGGCGGAGGACATCGAGGAGCTGGCCAGGATGACGCTGCTCTTTCCGTGCGTTTACGTGGTGGCCACGGGCCTGGCGCTCACGCACAAGGACCGCTACGACGAGGAGGATATCGGGATCATGCTCCTGGTGGGCGACCGCAACCTGCGGGGCACGGAGGCCTCGAGGCGCGGGGACTCGACGAGCATGGGAGTTTATGAGATCCTGGAGCTGACCGAGGGACTGCTGCACAGGAAAAAGATCCACAGCTCCGGAATCATGCTCCTGCGCTCTGCGGCGCCGCTGTACCTGGCGCCTAAAAAGGGGCTTTGTTTTTACGCGGCGAGGTATGAATTCAAAACAATAAAAACCTAGGCAGTCGTCTAGGCTGACCGCTGACAGCTGACCGCTGACAGCTTAAAAAAAAGGAGGACAGACAATGCCATTAGCATCGAGCGCGGACAATATCCGCTATTACGGCACCGGCAGGGCATACGCCGGCGAGGTGGGCGAGGCGTCGTTCGACGACCTGGGGGAGCTGGAAAATATCAATTTCGCCCTCACGATCACGACCGAAAAGCTCAAGAGCACGCGGAACGCGGCCAGGGCCGCGATCATCGAAAAAGAGACGGAGCGGGACGCGGTGCTTACCTTCGGACTCCGGGAGATGACGAACGAGAACCTGAAGATGACCTTACTCGGTTCGGCGATCAACACCGATAACCAGGCCGCGAGCTATGTCTATCAGGATGAAGTGGGAGCGGCGGCGGACGTGGCCCTGGTAGATGACCGGTATATCGATCTGGGCAAGCTGGACGTATTCATCACGAAGCTGACGGGTACTATTACCGGAACCATCGCGATAGGCGATACGCTGACGGGCCTGACCTCGAGCGCGAGCGGGGATATCGCGTACGTTGACACCGATTATGTCGAGCTGGTCAGCGTATCCGGGACGTTTGAGGCCGGGGAGACCGTCCAGAAGGCCGAAGGTAATCATATCGTTCCGGCGGGTATCGAGATCCTCGAGGACGTGGTGGTCGCCAAGGCGGACGGAACGGAGCGGCGCGTGCAGGGCACGGATTATAACCTCGATCCGGATGGCGCGTATATCCGCAAGCTGAGCGGCGGGGACATCATCGATACGGACTTGATCTCCTATGATTATCCGGCTGTGGCTCGCAGCTACATCTGGGGGATGTCCGCCGGATCGGTAGAGCGCAAAGTGATTTTCTTTTCCGATAAGGACGACAACGGCGTGCGGCAAAAATGGACGTTCCACAAGGTCAATATCCTCCTGAACGGCGAGTTCCCGCTGATCGGGGAAGGTGCCTCGGTGCTCGCGGTAACGGGCACGGTGCTGAAGGACACGACCCAGGCTAGCGGCCAGGAGTATTACAAGGTCGAGACGATGTAAATCCCCCCCCTGCCCCCCCTTTTTCAAAAGGGGGGGGCTCGTCCCGTGCGCCTTTTTCAAAGGGGGGTTGGCCTCTTGTCCCCCTTTTTTCAAAGGGGGGTCGGGGGGATTTGGAGGACCCATGAGAAAGGAAAAGCCGTTTAAAATCGGCGACAAAAAATTTACCGCCTATGAGCTCACGGTCAAACAGATCGCGCAGATAACCGACTCGCTGGGGAAGGACACGGAAATCAGCGATATCGACATGTTGTTTCCGGACCGGCTTCCCTCGGAAGCTCTCGCGATGAGTCTCGAAAGCACGATCGAGGACCTGGCGGAGTATGCCCCGTCCGAGATCGAGCTCATGATCGACGCGGTCGAAGAAATAAACCCTACTTTTGCCGGCCTCCTGCAAAGGCTGGCAAACCTCGGGCGGGCCGCGCTGGCAGCGCAGAAATCAGAAAAGCAGCCTGCCGGCTGATCATGATGGGACACGCGCAGGCGTGGGAGTACGGGTGGAGTTTTTTTAATCTTGCGATCGAGGAGGCCGTCCGGTGGCTCAAGCCCCCGGAGAATGAGCGATGACGGACCGGAAAGTCAAGATAACGGTCGAGGCAAAGGACCGGACAAAGGAGGAGCTCCGCAAGACCAGGGACGAGCTGGACAAGACCAAGAAGTCCGCGGCCGACGCCCGGAAGGTCATGGAGGCACGCTCGGCCCTGGGTGTGCGGCCCTACAAGGAGATCCGGGATGAGATTACCAAGCTCCGGGGATCCTATGACACGCTCAAAAAATCCGGGACCCTGGCGAGCAACGAGCTGTACCAGGCAAAGGTCAAACTCAAGCAAAAGACCGCCGAGCTGAGGAAGGAGACCGGCGGCTGGACCGGGGACCTGGGCAAGGCAAAGGCCGGGCTGATCGCCCTGGCAGGGGCCGGGTACGCCGTCATCAAGGCATTCAACCGCTACAGCGAGTTCTCCCAGCGCATGGCCGAGGTCAACACCCTGATCGACGTGAGCAAGGAGCAGTTCGGCTCCCTGGGCGACGAGATCAGGAAGATGACAAAGGAGATCCCCCAGAGCGCCTCCGAGCTCGCGGCCGCGGAGTACGACATCCTTTCCGCGGGCGTGTCCCTGGAGAAGTCGGTCGGGGTCCTGGAGAAATCCGCAAAGGCGGCCGTGGCGGGCGTTACGGATACCAAAACCGCCGCGAACGCCGGCATTGCGGTCATCAACGCCTACGGCAAGTCGATCGACGAGCTGGACGACGTTTATGATATCCTGTTCAAGACGGTCAAGCTCGGGGTCACCACGTTTCCCCAGCTCGCCCAGTCCATAGGCGAGGTCCTGCCCACGGCGAAAGCCGCGGATGTCGATTTCAAAGATCTATCCGCAAGTATTGCAACTCTCACCAAGGCCGGCATCCGCACGCCCGTTGCCATGACCGCGCTCAAGGGCGCGATCAACGCAATGGCCGCTCCCGCGCCGGAAGCCAAGAAAAAATTCGACGAGCTCGGGATCACCTGGAAGGGGCTGATCCCGACCCTGGACGCCATCCGCAAAAAGGGGCTGTCCATCGACCAGATGCGCCTGCTGATCCCGGATGTTGAGGCGCGCACCGGCGTTCTGGCCCTGACCCAGAACTTCGATGTGCTCGTCAAGACCCTGGACGAGATGGGACACTCCGCCGGAGCGATGACGGAGGCCTACGACAAGATGAAGGACACGCCGGAGAACCAGATGAAGCTCTTCAGAAACGAGATCGACAGCCTGATGATCTCCGCGGGCGCCCTGGCGTCCAAGGGCCTGCTGCCCCTGGCCAGGGGATTGCGGGAGTTGATCGATTCGTTCAGGGAGCTGGACCCGGTGACAAAGGGACTCGTGGCCACGCTGGCGAGCGCGGCGGGCGCGATGGCAATCTGGAAGCTGGGCCTGGGATCCATAGTGATGGGGCTCAGAGGCGTTATCGTCCAGGCCGGGGCCGCCCAGGCGGCCGTCGGTTCTTTGAGCGCCCAGTTTGCCGCGTCCGGGATCGCCATGAAGGCGTCCCTGGCCGCGTCCGTGGTGTATACGACGTACCAGCTGGTCAGGCTGGGCATAGAAATTTATAAGTCGATCCAGGCGGCCAAGGAAGCGCGGGAATCGCAGAGGCGGCTCATGGAAAACTCGGACCGGCTCATGCACAAGTATGAAGAGTTCAGGACCCTACAAATGCTCCCAGGCGACATTACAAAGCTCGCGCAGGAAGACCTGGAGGAGCTGAGACAAAAGCTGGCCAAGGCCCGGGTCTATTACACGGCGCTCAAGGCCAAGCTCGAGGAAAAGGGAGCGAGCAAGCAGCTGAAGGTCGTCAACGCCATCCTCGAACAGATCCAGGCGGATTTCAAGAGAGTCGGGGAGGCCGCGTCCGGCGCGGCCGGGGAGATGGAAAAGCCCATCGAGGCCGTGAAGGACATGACAGAGCAGCTCGACGAGTTCGAAAAAGCGGCGAAGAAGGCCTACGACGAGGCCAAGAAGCAGGCGGCCGATTACGCAAAGCAGGTGATCGACTGGGAAGACAGGATCAAGTACGCCAGGCTCTCCACCGAGGACAAGCTCCGCGAGCTGGGCCGCAAAGGCCTGGAGGATGCGGAGATCTGGGCCGACAAGAAGCTCCAGGCGGAGGAGAAATTATATGCGGCCAGGGAGGCGATGGCCAACGGCGATTACAAGCTCGCCGAGAAGCTGGCCAAAGACGCGGAGGGACTTTACGCGGACCTGGCAACCGAGGTCAAGAAGAGCGAGGGCGGCAAGGACGTGGTGGTCCGGTCCCTGGAAGACACCAAGCAGGTGGCCATCAACGGCGTGACCGAGGTCGGCAATTTTGTGGAGGAGCTGTACTCGCTGCAGCGGGATGCCGCTGCGAGTGCCAGGGACGAGTGGGCGGCCACGGCGGACGGGATCCTGAAAGAATTAAATGAAATTGCCAAGCAGCGCGAGGCCCATGTACAAATCACGCTGGGCGGCCTCGAGGCGGCCCAGTCTGCGATTAATAACCTGGTCAGGGACGAGACCAAGCATATCACCGTTATAACGCACCACGTGGACGCCAAGGCCGCAGGCGGGCTTGCGGGGCTCGCATCGGGAGCGAGGCTCGCCGGGTACGGCGGGGGCGACAGGATACGCGCCCTCCTGGAGGCCGGGGAGTTCGTGGTCCGCAAGGAGGCGGTCAGAAAATACGGGGCGGGCCTGTTCCAGGCGCTCAACGCCATGAAACTGGATTTGTCCGATATGGTACGCGCCCGGATAGGAGGCCTGATCTCGAACATCTCCCTGCCTGCGATGACCGCGCCGCAGTACGCGTTTCAGGCGGGCGGCGCCGTGCCCGGGCCCGGGGAGACCATGACCATACGCTTTCAGGCGGGCGGCGCCGAGATGCCGCTGACGGTCATGGGAGACAGGAAGGTAACCAGGGCGATGGTCAAGGAGTTCGAAGCGGAGCTGATCAAGATGGGATTATCAAAACGTTAACCGTTCACCGTTGACCGTTCACCGGCGGACAACAGATAACGGACAACGGACCACGGACAACGGACAATCTTTCGGCGGAGCTCAAGACCGTGAGCCTGTCGAACGGCGGACAACAATTGAGATATGGCGGATTTTGCATTTTACAGCACGGAGATAGATCCTACAACCGACCCGGCAAACGCGGACCCGGCGCCGGAGACCCTGGTGGTTCTGGACCAGGTGCCGATCCTGGGCGATGCGCGGTATGAGCTCCAGGCCGGGGAGACCGGGCGGGGCAGCGTGATCCAGACCCTGGGCGGCGCGGTCGTCCAGGACTTCGGGGTCGTGGACGGGGATCAGAGGATCTCCTTTGCCGACAGCGACGCCCTGAGCGCTGAGACCATAGCGGAGCTCAAGGCTATCCACGAGACCGTGGACGGGGAGTATTTCTTTACGGACGGCTATGACATATGGCGCGTGCGGTTTGCACGGCCGGGCGGGTTCAGGTACCGGAGAAACCTGTTCTGGGCCGCGCACGGAACGGCAATCTATTCGTACGAGATCAACCTGATTGTTACGGCAAGCCTGCGGCCCGCTTCGGCGGATTGCGGGCTTTCCCTCGAAGCCGTCGCAGGGAGTTAATGACACGGCCATGTACTCCTGGAAAATAACACTCAACAGCGTGGATATCTCCGGCAAGGTGTCGAGGTTCTCGATTGCCTGCTCGCTCAATAGTTTCTGCAGGGAGATGAACCTGGACATATCCGACCCCGATCTCTACGCGGAGCTGGATTTCGCGCAGATTTCCGAGGCCCCCGAGATCGAGATATTCACCAGGACCGGGGAAGACTGGATCAGCCAGGGCGAGTTCTTCATCGAGCGGCCGGCCCTGGCCGCGAGCGTTCAATCCGACCTGATGCAGGG